CTGGGCATTTTTCATATGAAATACAAAGTGCTTTTGAAGAAAGGTTTGGAAGATGCCTAACCTATGCACAAATAAAGAACTTTAAGGGTAATAATAAAATTTGGTCTGGAGTTAATACAACGTTTAAAAAGAAGCATGTGCCGGCAAATAAAGGCAAAAAAATGAGTACAGAACAATATGCAAAGTGTAAAGGAACAATGTTTAAAAGAGGACATAGACCACAAAACTATAGACCGGTAGGTAGTGAGAGAATCAATGTTGACGGTTATATTGAAATAAAGGTTAAAGATCCGGGAACATGGAAGCTGAAGCACAGAGTGATATGGGAGCAACATAATGACAAGATACCACCTGATAAAATAGTGATATTCAAGGATAACAACCCTTTAAACTGCGATATTGATAATCTAATGCTAGTCAGTAAAAGTGAGAATTTAAGGGTTAATGCTATGGGCGGAGGTTGTTACACAGGACAGGCAAAAGAGACGGCTGTAGCTATAGCAAGGTTAGATATATTGATTAGCAAGAGACGAAAGAAAAGGAAGGACGGTGGTTAACGAATGACAAGAAAAGAGTTTTTGGCAGAAGCGGAAAAATGTGTATGCAGTGATAGAAATTTACAATACGGAGAGCCGGAGGATAGCTTCTCGGATATAGCAAGGCTATGGAGTGCTTATCTGGATACAGATATGGGGGCTGAAGATGTCGCAATTATGATGTGTCTTTTTAAGATAGCAAGAATAAAAGGCAGCTTTTACGAAAGCAAAGATAGCTGGATAGACTTAATCGGATATGCTGCATGTGGTGGTGAGATAGCTATTACGGAGGGTGAAGAGCAAGGAGGGATAAAATGAGGTTTAATATTTATGATCACAATGACAATATTACGATTGTTGACACAAAAGATAAGGATATTGACAGGATTATGGTAGATGTCGTAAGCGGTGATGAAATTGTTGATATTGAGTACATAGACGGGAGTTTTGAGAAAGTAGATAGTTCGAAAAATAGGTTTATAAACTATTATGATGGCAGTTATACCCTATCAGGTGACAAGCTTGTGGAATGGATGGATTTTAAAGCAAAAGAAGGGGTAACATGTCTATCACATGAAAGGCTTGAAAAGTTTTGGTCTTACTAAGATTAAAGAGGTGAGTAATGACAGCAAAGGAATATTTAAGGCAGTTAAAGACTTTAGACAATATGATAAATGCAAAGTTGCTTGAGAAAGAGCGAGTGAGAGCACTGGCAACAAGGGTTTCTACGAACTTAACAGAAAAAGTGCAGGGAACCGGTAAAAACAGTATGGAAGATGCTGTAATTAAAGCTACAGAGTTAGAAGAACAAATTGGTACAGATATAAGCAAGCTTTTTGGGTTAAAGGAAGAGGCAAGAGAGTTGATAGATAGAATCGATGATGAAAATTCAAAAATTATATTATCAATGTACTATATATCAAATGCAACGTTTGAACAGGTAGCGGAGAATACGGACATATCATCTAGGTGGGTGCGTAAGATACACGGGAAGGCTTTAAAAAAATTTGAGAAAATTTATAATTGTTCCTGTTAGTTCCTCTTGCACCTGTGATATACTGTATACGTGAAAAGTTTAAAGCAAGTATACTTTTTCATAAGATCCTCCTTTTAAGGGTATGAGAGCGGGTGGGCATTTTACCGCTCTCAAATTAAAAGGGAAATCGTTGTAATGAACCTCTTAAGCTATTTTTCAATTAAGACAGTCAAGTGTGGCTGTCTTTTTTTATAAAACTTTTCTAAATATATTGACATACGTGTTAACACGTGTTATAATATATTTAGAAGTTAAGGAAAGGGGGAAACGATTATGAAAGGTTCAGAATTGGTCAAGCTACTAAAGAAAAACGGATGTTATTTAGTAGAGCACGGTGGTAGGCACGATGAATGGTTTAGCCCTATAACAGGAAAAAGCTTTCCGGTGCCTAGGCATAACAAGGAAGTTCCTAAAGGAACGGCTTTGTCAATACTGAAAGATGCAGGGGTTAAATAAAACCCTTGCGTCAAGCATAAAAGTTTCCCCGAGCGCAAAGGAGGTCTAATATGAAAAAGTATGTATATCCTGCAGTATTCACACAAGAGGATAACGGAATGTATTCTGTAGAATTTAGAGATTTGGAAAGTTGTTATACTTGTGGTGATGATATAAATGATGCTGTACTAAATGCTCAAGATGTATTATCAATGACACTATATCGTTATGAGAGAGAGGGAAAAGCTATTCCAGAGCCTTCAAATATGATAGATGTAAAAGTTGACGATAAATCCTTTGTATCGTATATTGTTGGAGATATTGAAACATACAGACGTATGCACAACAGTAAAGCTGTTAAGAAAACGCTTACTATTCCTGAATGGATGAATGAAGCAGCAATCGCACAGAATATAAATTTTTCACAAGTGCTACAAGATGCACTTACTGAAATAATAGAAAGATAATATGAATTAAGATAAAGCATTTACCTTTAAGAGGGTAGGTGCTTTTTTGTTGCCGAATATAGACAGATGGGAAGGTGAGGTGAGTGGCAAATGGGCAGGATAACTTAATACCGTTTAGTGAGCGAAGCGAGGAAGAAGCAAGAGAAAGTGGTAGAAAAGGCGGTAAAGCTTCAGGGGTTGCAAGACGAAGAAAAGCGGACTTGCGAAAGATTGCTGAGGGCATGATTACGGGCGATATTTCTGAAATGATGATTAAATCACTTATAGATATTGCAGCGAATCCACGTAATAAGAATGCAGTTTCAGCCTTTAAAGAAATACGAGATTTACTCGGGCAAAATAAAACTACATTGGATAAGCAGGAGCAAAAGGCACGTATTGCGGCATTGAAAGCAAAGACTGTGACAAGTAGTCCCGAAGAAATTGACAGCTCATATGTTGATGCCTTGAAGGGATTAGCAGATAAGGTGTGGGATGATGAAAGCAGTTAAGAAAATCAAGCCCTTTAAGTTTGTCCCACCGTCTAAAAAGCAATTAAAAGTTCAGACGTGGTGGATTGCCGATAAAATCAAAGAGCATGATGGAATTATAGCTGATGGAGCAATTAGATCCGGAAAGACAATGAGTATGTCTATAGCCTATATTGCTTGGTCAATGGAATGCTTTGATGGCGAGAATTTCATAATAGCAGGCAAGACAGTAGGTTCTTGCAGAAGAAATGTTATTGGTCCGCTTAAAAAGATGCTTGCAACTTTGGGATATTTTGTACAGGACCACCGTTCAGAGAATTATTTAACTATCAGCAAAAATGGTAGAGAGAATGAATACTTTGTATTTGGTGGTAAGGATGAAGCATCGCAGGACTTAGTGCAAGGTATAACCGCTGCAGGAGCATTCTTTGACGAAGTTGCACTAATGCCAGAATCATTTGTCAACCAGGCGACAGGTCGTTGTTCTGTGGATGGCTCGAAGTTTTGGTTTAACTGTAACCCCGGTTCTCCTTATCATTGGTTTAAAGTTAAGTGGCTTGATAAGATTTTAGAAAAGAACCTGTTACATCTTCACTTTACAATGGATGATAATCCATCCTTATCAGAGCATATCAAAAACCGCTATAAAAGTATGTATTTTGGAGTTTTCTTTAAGAGATACATCTTAGGGCTTTGGGTAATGGCTGAAGGTCTTATCTATGATATGTTTGACCACGAGAAACATGCGGTGAAGCCTGAAGGTGTTCTGGCGATACAGCCAAACAGCTATCATGTTTCCTGCGACTATGGTACTCAAAATGCTACAGTTTTCCTGCTGTGGGGAAAAGGTTTTGACGGGGTTTGGTATTGCATAAAAGAGTATTATTACTCGGGCAGAGATAAAGACATACAAAAAACTAATACGGAGTATGCGGATGACCTTGAGGAGTGGTTGCAAGGAATTAAGCCTCAAAGGATTGTGATAGACCCTTCCGCAGCGTCTTTTATTGCGGAACTTAAAAAGAGGGGGTACCAAGTAAAAAAAGCTAAAAATGATGTACTTGAGGGAATCAGGTTTTTTGCCTCTTTGTTACAGGATGGTAAAGTAAAGATAAGTACACATTGTGAAATGACTTTAAAAGAGTTTTCGTCCTATGTTTGGGATGAAAAAGCTGCAGAGAGAGGCGAAGATAAACCCGTAAAGGTATTTGACCATGCAATGGACGCAGTAAGATACTTTGGTTATACGGTTATTAGAAAGCCTTCAGGCTTATCTATCATGAAGCGAGGAAATTGATTGTGGAATTAGAAATTGTAAAAAAACTAATACTTTCATATGCAGATGTTCATGCAAAGTATCAAGCTGAGGCTTTAAGGTCGGAAAGATACTACAAAAATGAAACCGATATTTTGTCTGAACCAAAGAGGCGACAGGAGGCGGGAGAGAAGGACGC